TCTGTGGTCTTGGCTCTTGGCGAGAGCAACAGCAAGACGATTGAACTGGTCAAAAGACTCGCTTGCCGTACGACAAGACCACACAGTACCCTGCGGGGTTTCAACCAGTTCATCGTCTCGATGCCACTCAAGACGGGTTGGAGTATACATGGATTTAATTTCCCTCCACAAACCATTCTGGCTTGATCTCTTTCAATTGAAAAAGACGCAGGGCAGGGATCTTGTTTGTTTTGCGCCACTTGTAAATGGCAGGGGCTGAAAGATTCAGCAACTTGGCCACTTTGTAGAGCGTGGTTTTCTTTTCAAGCTCTTCTACAGTCATTGTGGATATTGAAGACTCTTTTATGGTCATGCTTAACTCCTTTGTTGTCGATGGGTTAAGTATACACACATTCAATAAAGTTGACTAAACCTTGTGTGATTAACATACAACATGTTGACAATTACTTTGGTTAAGCAGACACTTCGTTTGTCATTTTTGGCGTAACACAAAGGAGAGAGTAATGACGTATGAGACGAAGTTGATTTACCAACCAGAGGCAAGCAGCCAAATGGTTATCAGTCGGGCCACAGCACTGTACTTGGATGACGCAGTGTCACTCATGATGGACGACATGAAAGAGTTCTTTTTGAACAAAGACCCATCCACCTATGTAAATGATCTGACCGTGGCCGCTATGCGTGGTGCAGTTGTGTCCCACACACCCGTGGAATACTGGATCAAAAAATTCGGATGGAGCTTCTAATGTTCAAAATTAATATCTTTTCAGGCCACACCTATTACGAGACAGAATCCATGAAGGTGTCGGACAACGGCAACACTTTCACAAGACTGGGCAACACATGGGTAGGAAACAACGGCGAGACAATCCAACAGTTCGGCAACCAACTGTTAAACACGCAGACATCCGTAATGTCATCTTGGGGCGATACCTTCGAAAGTCACAAATGACACCCATCTATTACGATGTCAATGGCACAAGGTGCTTTCCCAGGACCCTCAAGGAAGCATTTCCACACGACATGGACCCAAACCCATTCAACAAAAAAACACAGACAGAAAGAGACATTGACACCTTGATTGGATACATCGGTGTTTTCTTTGCTGGCTTCATTCTTGGAATCGCATATGTCGCAAGATAAAACTTTTTACGATATGAACAAACAACAATACACCAGAGAAATCATGTACCAGGGCATTCATTTGAAGCTTCAGTACAGCAGAGATTTAGAAGGTGAATTCCAGCTTGATGCTGTTTTGACTCCAGACAATCAAAACATCACTGACGTTGTTCGATTGAAAGCATTGGAATATTTTGAGAGCTTGCTCTGAAAGGGATTGAAATGAATAGCATTGAAAAGCGTGTACAAGCTGGCACGGAGTTTTTGGGAGCGGTCATTCTGTGGCCAATCATTGGTTTCACCACAGTAATGGAGTTCTTCAAATGGGTAGCTTAATTGGATTGGCTTGCTTCGCAGCATGGCTCACACACATCTTCTTCTGCTTTGGTCATGCGGCCTGGGGTTTCCTCCTTGCTGGTGCGATCTTCTTCCCTATCGGGATTCTTCACGGCTTTTACCTTTGGTTCAATTAAGAGAAACATCATGAGAATGAACGAACACAAACAAGAGTTGATCAAGCAGCACATGCATTCCGATCAAGAGTATTGCTACTACTGCTTGGAGCCGAACTACGGCAAATTGAGTTGCTGTCAAGAAAACCACTTTGGCACATTCAAGGACTTGGACAGCGATGCACAAGATGACATCATCAATGCAGAAATTGAGGAATACGAAACATGGAGCAAAACACAATAGGTTGCTGACAACCTTATGATATGATTTGCCCATGAAACCTTTATTTACTCAAAAAGAACTTTGGGAGATCCTTGATTACAACCCATACACGGGTATTTTCATGTGGTCAAAAAAAAGGCGTGGCATCAAAATCGATGTGCCACTTGGGACTGATAACGGCTTTGGTTATCTTCGGATTACCGTGCTGGGCAAATCTTATTACGCACATCGACTGGCTTGGTTTTACATGCAAAACGAATGGCCAGACCAAATCGATCACATCAATGGGGAAAAGTCTGACAACAGATGGGAAAACCTTAGAAATGTGACGGTCCAGCAAAACAATCAAAACAAATTGAAAGCGCAAAAGAACAGCGAATCAAAAGTTTTGGGTGTGAGTTGGCATAAAAAAGCAAACAAGTGGCAGGCGCATATTTGTGTTTACAAAGAACGCAAGTACCTTGGTTTGTTCAAGAGTGTGGAAGAGGCTCACAAAGCCTATTTAAAAGAGAAAGCGAGAATTGACTATGGCAAAGGTACATAAAGCATTGATGGATGCTCGAATTCAGTTGCAGGGCATGAAACTAAACAAGTCAGGCCATAACAAGTTTGCTGGATACCATTATTTTGAGCTTGGGGATTTTCTTCCTCAAACAATGGAAATTTTTCAGAACAACAACTTGTGTGGAACGATTGGTTTTGGTACAGAGTTAGCGACTTTGACTATTACGCATCTTGAAGACGATTCACAAATTGTGATTACCAGCCCAATGGCTGAAGCAAATTTAAAAGGTTCGCATCCCATTCAAAACCTTGGAGCAGTCGAAACCTATAGTCGCCGCTACCTGTGGGTGACTGCAATGGAAATCGTTGAACACGATGCTTTGGATGCCACAACAGGCCGCAAAGGAGATGCTGCGATCATCACCCCCAAAGGTGGTATCGGAGATGATTTGCCAAACGACATCAAGGAATTCTTGTTGGAGTTGGCAGAAAGCTGCAAAGAGTTGGTTGCCAATGGGAAAGCCAGGGAAGCCTACGACATGATCAAAGGCAATCAACTTGAAGCAGACCAAGAGGTGTGGCTGTCCAGTCAAATGGATTCGGCCACAAGAAGCGCAATTAAAAAGGCGAAAACACTTTAAGAGGAAAACATGGCGTATGACAACACCAACCGAGGCACTTTGTCTCGGAATGAAAAGAAAGAAAGCGACACCCACGCTGACTACAACGGTCAGATCAACGTAGGTGGCACAGAGTACTGGCTGAATGGCTGGATCAAAGATGGCAAAGAGGGAAAGAAGTTCATGTCCCTGTCTGTCAAACCCAAAGCGCCAGCAGCCCGTCAAAGCTCTGAGCCAACCCGTAAGTCACAAAGCTCTGGCTTTGATGACATGCCCGATGACGTACCATTTTGAGGAATAGCATGGAAAACACCCGCATTTACATTGTTGGCCACGGCCAAGAAATCCGTTTGATTCGTGCTGGCCATCGTGCTCAAGCCTTGAATCATGTGGCCAAAGCATTGATCAGCGTCAAAGTGGCAGCACAAAACGATTTGGTTGATGCGTTGCAAAAAGGCATCAGCATCGAAAATGCAGTTGATTCGGATCAATTAACCTTGGTAGAATAACCATCAGAGGGAAAGCGGATGCTGTGGCGGCGAGCAGAAAGAGCCACCGAAAGCCTACGGGCGCACAGACGTAGCGAGTACCTCTACCTTTTCAAGAGATCAATTTGGAGAACATCATGAGCAAGTTAGACAACACATGGTTTGGCGGTGAAGTTGGTAAGTTTTTTGGTTTGCCAGTCTTTAACCGTGCCAGGACAACCGACCCCGTGACCAGCCACCAAGCCGCTGACCAAGTCACAACCGCTTCCAAGCACTTCCAGATCATCCACCTAGCCCTGATTGAGCATGGTCCTATGGGTAAGGATCAGATCGCCCAAAAGACTGGCCTGGACCCCAATGCAGTGGCTCGTAGGTTGCCCGAGCTTAAGCGCATGGCCCTGGTCGAATTGACAGGCAATACAGTCACATCCAAAGCTGGCCGAAAGGAACGGGAATGGAAAGCTTCTTGAACATCTTGTTGCTGACCTTGTGCCTTGCTGGCGGGTTTGTCATGCTGATTGCATTGGTGGCCATGATTGGCCTTTGTATTGAACTTCTAAAGGATTTGGGATGAATCAAACAATGAAAGTTGAGGGGCCGCTTCATGTGGTTTGCCAATGCGATAAATGCAAGGCAGAAAGCCAAGAGCCTGTGGCGTGGATTAGTCCGAAAGGCCATATCCATTTTGACCCTTACCTAGATTCTGTCCCCCTCTACACCCACCCACCACAGCGCACAGAGCAAAACTTTTGTTCAAGATGCGGCAAACGCACACCAGACTTGACCCACATTCACACTTGCACACCGCCACAGGAAAACAAATGACACAACACGACAACTTCTATGGCTGCTACTACTCAGAAACCTTGGAGCTTGAGTTGGCCATTTGGTTTACAGTCACCGACCATGACGAAAGCGTGGGCGTGTATTACGAGTTTGAATGGGATGCCCTCGACCATGATGACAAAGATGTCAAGGATGACATGCCGATCAAGGAAAGAGAAGACTGTGAGCGAATCATTGCCAAAGCCATCCGAAATGACATCAGAGGCGAATACGACTACAGCTTTTGAGCCTGTCAGGACCTATTACGGGCGCAAACGCAGGCGGGGTGAGGTAAGGGTGGCAGAAGGTATCGCCTACAGGTGCAAAGCCTGTCAGAAGGTCCTTCTCACCACCCTACAAATGGATCATCACCGCTGTCAGGCAAATACCTCAAGCGCCCTTTGAGTACGGGCAACCCTGTCATCCAAACCCAACGTCCCACCGTTGATCTTCTTGGTGACAGACAAAACATTGTCGGCAATGTCATTCAACTTGTGGGTGTGCCAGAACCAGCCAGCAGACAGGGCGGCATACATAGGGGTGCTGACCAAGTCGGGATCTGACTCCAGATCGACACCCAGCGCCTCACCGCAAGCACGATAGTTGTCACGGCCAGTCAATTGAATCAACCCCCTCCCCCTAAAATTAAAACCGTCCCCTGATTCCTCATCACCATTACCCATGCGATTTGCGTAAACATGGTTGGCAATTGCTTCTGGATTGCGGTTGTAGGGCTGGGCCATCTCCAAAGTAGGAAAACGCTTTGGCCACACTTTGCACAAGCTCTCAGCCTTGTAATTCAAGTTTTCAACTAGAGCGGTGAAGCCAGCACTCTCATGGCCACACTGGCCAAGGAAAGAAGCCTGTTGTTCAGGGGTTTCGATGCCGAATGTCTCAAACGTAGTGTTTATCGCATCCACCCATTCTTCAGCCTTTTGTGGGGACATGTGCAGGGCATGGGCTAATTGTTCGCTGTTCATGGTTGTTTCCTTTCGTTAATCATTTCACGGGTTTGGTTATAGATTGCGAGGCAGGCATTGAGTTTTCTGACTGTGGTGTCGGCTTCGTCTCCGATGGCGAGAATAGCTTTAGCAAACTCTGGCTGAATCTCGGCTGTTCTGGTGTCAGATCCGCTGGCAGGGGTGGCATCTGCGGTGGTTGATACGGGGCAGACGGTTTTGACAGGAATCCGCAACTTGAGAGCGCCAGTATCAATGGCAGTGTTGCGCTTTTGAGACAAGATCTTGGCATCATTTTGGGCCTTTACAAGTTGAGTTGTTTGGGTATTAACAGCGGCAACAAGTGCCTGTTCTTTTTGTCGGGCCTGAGCATTGAGGGCGGCAATCTCCAGTTCTTGCTTGACCCTCATGTCATGCCGTCCCTTGGTGTAGCCACCACCCAAAGCGCCCAGGAAGGCCACCAAAAGACCAAGAAGTACCCAAGGATTAAACAAGCTCATTCTTTGGCTCCCTTGAAGACTGGTTCATCATCGTCATCAGCAGGCTTGAGCATGGCTTTAGGTGGGCTTGGCTGTCTTCCCGTCCAACTTGGAGCCGTAGACGCTGGTCTGACAAATGTGCTGCCTGTCGGGGTGCTGACGGTAACCCCCGCTGGAGGCAAGGGTCTAGCAGGGCTTGAAGGCTGGCTTGAAGCATTGCTTCCATGTCCCACGGCCATCAACGTACCAATGATCGAAATCATGCTCACCAAGACGGTTTTCAAGATTTCAAATAGAACAACATCGTTTGGAGCCTGATTGGTCATGGGCTGAGTGACAAACATCAGGCAATAGAGGACACCAAAGCAAGCACAGACCAGACAGACCACAAAGCCCATCTGAGTGCAAAACTGGCCAAGGGCGTGCCAATCTTCAGGGGTTCTTCTTGAGCTTCTCATACATCTCCTTGGTGACTAAATCTTTGGTGCATGTGCCTGAAGCTTCGCAAGCTGGAGGCTCACATTCTGTCTTTTTCCAGTTTGTTGGGTCTTGACACGGATACCTGAAACGGTCTTCGCACCCTGTCAAAAACAGGATTGTCAGAAATATCACTGCGGTCTTTGTCACGTTGTTTCCTTTCAACCTCACGCCTTAATTTTTCGACCTTTTCAACCTGGGCTTTGACTTCATGTTTTGCTTCAAGCGTGTCGAGATACAGCATGCCCATGATGGGAAGCAACAAGGCAACCAAAACACAACAAGCAATCCACCCCATTAAGTCTTCCCCAGTTGCCTTACGTACAGGAACCATGCCCACAGGTACAGGAGGAGGATAAACGTTGTTACGAGGTACGCTGACTTTTGCCGGAGGTCTCTTCTTGCTTCCTGCCGTTGCCATTGCTTGTACCGCTCCTTTGCTTCTTCCTTTAGCCTAGCTGCCTCCTGCTCATCTTTGATGACATCACGCATCTCAAACACTTTGGAATACAGCGCACCCATCTCAGGTGGCGACTGGTAAACCATTGTCTCTCTGATCGTCACTTCCAGTGCCGCCATCTGGTCCATAGCCATCACCCTCTTCAGGGCTGCTTCCATCAGGTTGGCATTGGGGTCATAGACGTTTTTGCTCTTTTCCTCTTCAGCCCTTATGTGTGCTGCCAGTTGTTCTTGAAGCCGAAAAAATTCAGTGAGCTGCTCCACGACTGAAGCCATGACTTTGGTTTCGTCAACGGCAACAAACTTTTCTTTCTTCTTTTTCGCCACAGGCTGGGGCGTGGCAGGCTTTGAAGAACCGCCAAACATTTTGGCCAGCTTGGACCAAAAGCCCTGGATCTCTTTAGCAGCGCCAATAGCCTCATCAACTGTTGCCTTGACTTCAACAAAGGACTCTTTGGCCTGTTTGTAAAGTTCGCATCCTTCCTTGATGGCGGCAACGCAAGCATTGGCAGCAAAGAGGATGCTGATTGGATCAATTTTTAACTCTTGCCAAGGAAGTTGTGGGTGATGAATCCGACGATTGAACTGATGCCAGACACAATGGCCATGCCCATCCAAACACCGCCTTTGCCTTTGTTGACTAAGGCGATCAGTTCTTCAATGGAAGACTCAAGCTTGTCCAGCTTCTTTTCCAAGTTTTCGACTTTGGCCGTCAATACGCCATAAGCTACAGGATCAATTTCGCCCATGATTACCTCTGATATGCGGATGGGGGTGCAATTCCACGGCCAGCACCAGATCGCTTGGCAATGTCACGCTGAACAAACTGAACATATTTTTGAAAATCTGATTGCGGTGCATTTGGATTACTTGCCAAATAAGCTTCAGAAATCTTGTTAAATTCCTGTGGAGAAACATTTTGACGAAGAGTTGCCAAATAATCAGATACGCCAGGACGAGACAACAATTCTTGTCTGACAGGACTTTCTGGACGGGCCAAGCCAGATGCAACAGTTTTGCCAGTTAGTGCGGCTTGAGCAGCCATGACAGCAGGACCACCAAGAGCGCCAACGCCAAGATCAAAGCCAGCTTCTTTCAGTGGGCCAAAATCGCCCTTCTGAGCGGCTTGAACAGCATCGGTAAGGCCAAGCAACGCAGCAGCAGCCATAGCACCTTTGCCAAGGGTTTTAAGCTTGCCGCCTTTAACAGCATCTTGCAAATCAGAATTAATGCCTGCATGAAGTTTGGCAACTTGTGCATCAGGAGTTCTTGCCCATTTACCTTCTGCTGTTTTTGCAAGAGGCTCGCCAGTGTAATGTTCATACATTTTGCTCAGATCTTCCATTTGATGAATGCCGCCACCAGATGCTGATTGAGTCAAAATTCCATTTGTGCGATCTTTAAGTAGTTCCAAGGCAGCGGCATGCTGTTCAGAAAATGTTTTCTTGGTTGCTCCAAGTTGTTGTAAAGCAAAACCTTCTGCACCTCCAGGCCATTTCAATTTGGCCTTGGCTTTGGTTTCGGCTTTTGCAACTTCTTCTGCTTTTGGTTGAACACCAGCTTTTACTTCTGTTGTTGGAGCGGCTGCTTCTTTTGGTGCTTCAGTTGGAGCAGCTTCAACAGGTGCAGTTTCAACAGCAGTTGGCGTGACAGGTGCAGCTTCAATAGTAGCTGTAGGTGTTGCAGTTTCAGGTGTTGTTGGAGAATTTGGCTTTCCAACATCTTCATAAAGTTCGGGGTAGATTTTTTGAAAATCGTCATAACCACGAATGACTTGAGGCATGTTTTCAGGAAACCCTTTTCTTGGTGGTGTAGTTATTGTTGGCTCAGGCATGGCTGGTGTAGCAGGAGTTTCAACATTAGGCACTTGACCAGCAGCAGATGGAACAATGCCAGCATTAAGACCTGTAGTTGGTGGAACAACCCCAGCGGCAGTGCGTGGGGCCATGTTTGTTTTGGCCGCAGCTTGTGCGTTTGCAAGATCAACTAATGCTTGATCTTGTGCAGATAATTTAGGTTGAGCCGCTTGTGCAGCCTTCATTTCATCAAGCTTGGCTTGTCTGGCAATGTTGGCTCTGATTTGCTCTGCTCTGGCTTTTTCTGTTTCAAGACGAGCTTGTTCCAATGGGCTCAGTTCGCCAGAATCTCCAGCAGCAAGGCGCTGACGCTCAATTTCAAGTTCTTGTGCTTTCAATTCATTTTGCTTTTGCTGGACAGCAACACCAGGGCCAGGAAACAAATGATTGATGCCAGCACGAATACCGTGATAACCAGCAACAGTAGCCGCACCTAAACCAGCCACTTCAGCACCTTTTTGCCATGCTGGAGTTGTTTGATACCAGTTGTTCAAATCCTTCGCAACACTGCTAACAATGTTGCCAGATGCAGGCGCAGTTTGACCAGTTGCAATTGGTTTTGCAAATGGATCTTGTGTCATGACAGGTGGAACCCTCATGTCATTAGGATTGGTAATGTCAGGAGTCATGTCAACATCAGGATTTGATGCCCGAGCATCCATGCTGTTTTGCTGGTATTTTTTATACCAAGCAGCATGTGCAGGACTATCTTCTGACTTTGACTTAATGTGAGAAAGAATGTCTTCAGGACCATATCCTGCATCAAGCGCTTCAAGAATTTGTTGATTTACATCTGCCATGACTGCCTCTTATTTAAAGATGTCTGCCAAAGATTTTTTGGATTTTGAAGCGGGTGGAGGTGGCGCTGATTTTTTAGGCGCTGGCTTGCCAACATTTTCAGAAACAACAGGACCAGCAGCAGGTGGTGGAGCGGCTGCGGCAATGGTTGGAGTTGAAAGTGCTTGAGCAGGCGTAACGCTGAGTTGTTCCATCTCAGGCTGAGATTTCTTTAAGTAGGCCAAAGAATCAGCTTTTGCTCTGGTCTTAATGTCTTTAAGAGACGCACTGTTTGCAAATTCAGCTTCCCATTGACCCATCGGAGGAACAGCGCCAGCAGGCAATTGAGCACGTTTCTCATTGATGAATTGCGCCCAAAGATTGGCCGTTTCGCCATAAGCTCTGTCGCTGATAGCCTTCAAAGTGCCAGATTGAAAGCTGTCTCCAAGTTGATGAGGGATGTTTGGTTTTGCACCAGGAACACCACCAGCTTTTTCAACTTCGTTTTGCATTAAAGCAATTTGAGCGTTTTTGTTGATGAAGTCGTTCATGTCCGCCAAAGCTTGTGACCTGTTTTTGGGGTCAATTTTGGTGGCGGCGATCTGAGCTTCAGCCAACATGTCATTTCTTCTGCGCTCAATGTTTTCACTTGAGGACTGAGTGTTGGCATATGTTTTTGCAACACGATCTAAATCTTCGGCTTTGCTTATTTTTTCATTTCCAAAAAATAAACCCTGACCTTCTTTAAATTGCAAACCTAAATTAAAACCGCCAGCATCATCAACGGTTTTTTTCCAACCTTCATTTGTTCCATTGGTTGAAAGAAATTGTTTAATTCGTTCTGTAGCATTTTGAATTTGCTGTGTGTTGCCAGTGCGAATGCTGGACACGCCAGAAAGCTTTTGCAATGTATCTGGAGACAATGAATACTTGCCAAGTTTTTGACCAAGTTCATTTACTTGGTTTGCCAAGTCAGTGATGCCAGTGCCATGAATGGCCGCTGCCGCCCCTGATTTTTGAAGATTGACATAGTTTTGACTGTTGGCTTGAGCCACAGGAACAAAAGCTTGTCCATTGGCAATAAATCGTGCGGATCTTTCAGCGGTGATGTCACTCTTGGATGTCAATGGGCCAACTTCAGCACGTTGCTTGTCGCTTAAAACATTACCCAATGCATCTTCAATTCGTCGCAATTCACCAGCAGGATTCGCTGGATTTTGACGAGAGTTATATACCTTGTAGTACAAGTTGCCAGTTGAATCAATTGCTTCTTCACGGCGATCTGATCCGCCTGTCAAAGCAACATACAGGTCAGCAGGATTTAAATTCAAAACCGAACGAATAACATCTTCTGGCTTGGATTCATTTGCACTTTTAAGCACGTTGGCTGCTTTAAGACGATCCTCACCAGTAGCATTTGGTGATGCAACTTTCATTACTGCTTGAACAGCAGGGGCAGCTTCTTGCGCATGCCGAGCAGCAGTATCAGCATTCAGCTTTTCAATGATTGGATTGGGTTGCCAACCAAAAGTAGATGCGTTTGCTTTGATGCCAGTGTTTTCAACTGCTGGAGTTTCTACGGTAGTTTCATCCATTTCAATCTCCGTAATGTTGATTTATCAAATCTTCTTTGGTTGCGCCAAATTGGTTTGATGGAGCGGCTCCATAAGTTCCATTTGGATTGGCCCCCATTTGACCAATGTTTATGATTGGCTTTACTTCATAAGGAGCAACAGGTTTCATTGGATTCGTGTCTTCAGCGCTTGGAGGAACAGCAGCTTTCTTTGGATTTTTATCCGCAGACATGTCAAAAGTTGTGTTGCCGCCAAATGGATTGGATTTACCAAATCCAGCATATTGCTGCCAGTCACCCATGCCCATGCCATAGGTTTGCTGTTGCATGAAAGGAAGGGCGGGAATAAAGTTCATTTGTTACCCCAACTTATTTAAACATGTTTGGTGAAACGCCAAAACCTTTGGACGAACCTTGAGCATTTGACCCTTGTGTGCCAGCAAAATTGGCTGTAGTGTTGCCTTGAGGAATACCATAAACCACAGATGCATATTTGCTGAATACGTCTTGCGGAGCGCCAGCCAATCCAACTTGTGAAGCGGCGGCTTGTTGAGCAGCAGACAATCCCTGGCCACCAAGAGCAGCCAGTTGATTAGCAGCATTTGCACGGTTTGCTTCAACTCCAGCAGCAGCTTGGGCGGCAGCAGTGGCCTGACGTTGTTCGCCAAGCTGGCGAAGATTGGTGTCAGCCAAAGCCATACGAGCGCCACCAAGACCGCCAGCAGCACCATACATGGCATTTTGTTGGCCAAGTTGTTCACGAGTTGCTTCACGGCCAGCTTGCAAAGCAGCCTGAACTTGTTGTTCTTTGTATTGCGGTCCAAACAAGCTGGCAAGCCCAGCAACACCAGTACCTAAAGCACCAGCGCCCAAAGCTTCTTGCAAAGTACCAGCACGTCCAGCCACATTTTGAGCATTGGCCGCTGCATTTGTAACAGCAGGCATTACATTGCCCATTACATCTTTTGCGCCTTGTACCGTATTGGTGTAAGCAGGAAGAGCTGTATTTTTAAGAAAGTCAGTTTGCGTTGCGAGCAAATCTTTTTGTTCAGGAGTCAAAACAGCCTGAGTGCTTTGTTTGCCAGTTGATTTACCACCCATGATTACGCTCCTTTACCGCTACTTGCGGAATTGCTGCTGCTATTGCCTTTACCCATAGGTTGGCCAGCAGGATTGCTTGTTCCACCGATTGTATTGGGATAAGGATTTCCAGGGGTGTTGCCGTCAGGTTGAGCAACAAAGCTGGTATTTGTTTGACTGGCGTTGTAGCCAGGATCAATTGGAGCCAATCCAGCATTGCCATTTGTGTTTGGTTGGCCCATTTGAGGTTGGCCAGACATGGCAGACATTTGCCCACCTTTGCCAGATCCTGATGGCGTTGAAGGGCTCACCCCAGCGCCTTTGCTTGCAGGCTGAGAAGTCTGGCTTGATTGAACTTGTGCTGAAGGTGCGCCCATTTTTAATCCTTATGACTTCATGATAAATGCCAACGCATAGTACGGTGGCAAGTTTGCATTTGTGCCTGATGCACCCGTTGCAGTGTTGGTTGTTGAAGTTGAGACTGATATGCCAGTGGTGGCATTTAGTGTTTGCCAGCTTGTAAATGAAGTGCTTGCGCCCACGTTAACGTCAGCACCGCCGCCGCCACCGCCGCCTGAATAGTACAGTTGTTGCGTGTGTCTATGGCCAGGGTCGGTAACAGTTGATGTCGAAGAAGCTGTGTGGTTGTGGCTAACAACAATGGCATCTGCTGAACCACCAGTGGCTGCTGGTGCATATGTTGAACCAGCACCAACAATAAATTTGTCACGCAAATTGGGTGTACCTGATGTTCCATCGCACAACAACCAGCCAGTTGGAATTGATGCTACAGATCCACTCCACATGATGATGCCACCTGATGGGACTGAATAAACAGCTTGAGCAACATCCAAATTGGTTCTTGCTCCTGCTGCAGTTGTTGCGTTTGTGCCGCCTTTCGAAATGGGTACAGGTGCATTCAATTGACTTGGAGGAACGCCGCCTGATGTGTCCAAACTGTTGGAAAAGTTTGCTAGGTTAATTGCTTGGGTCATTTCATGCCTTTCAAAAGCTTTACTTCACGCTTTAATTTATTGATTTCTTTTTTCATTTCGTTATACAGATCCATCATTGTTTTTTCTTTTTCAATGACAACTGGGAAGTCCATACCAATCACACCCGCAGAACTCAATGATGATGCAGATGCTTCACCAGAACTGTTGAATGACATAAATTGCGCAGGCTGGTTACTGAAACTCAATCCACCAATCAATGTAAAGTTGAATAGCAAAGAACCTGATCCTGGCATTGTGTAATCAGTGCCTGGGCGAAGTAATGTTCCGCAAAAGAACATCAAATGCGAGTTACGATAGAACTGAGTTGGAAACACCACATTGGTTGAACCATATGTTGTTGTTGTGTAATTCTCAGAAAATATCAATGCATTACCGTTATTGAATGAGAACGAAACAATAGTCAACACGCCACCAGTTGATGGGGTGGCCAATGTGTAGCCTTGATTTGTTCCTGTGTATCCGTAATCGGTATCAACAATCATCACTCCATTGATAAACAGAAATTCCGATCCATCAATATATGTTGATGGAATAATTGTTTGACCAGCAGTCAATGTTTGAGATGAAGTTACAAATGGAACTTTGTCGGCAGATGTTGTGGCGTCAATCAACCTGATGTAATAAATGGCAATGACATCATTCAATGTGCAAGCATTTGCAAAAGTGACGGTTGTTGTTGTTCTTGTGTAATCAATTCCAGGTTGCAAAAACACGCCATTGCGAAAAACAAGAATCTGATTGGCTTGTGTATTTGAAAAGGTAAATGCAGTTTGCCCAGCAGTTGCATGAGTCAACATTGAACTGAATCGAACTTGATCTAGCGCAACAGTTTGTTGAACACGGCCAAATTGGTCAACAGTAATAGCTGAAACAGTTAATGGATTAAATGTATATCCATTGGTTGATCGTCCAGCGCCAAATGGATCAAGGTTAAGGTTGACAATGCCATCAGCGCCAACAGATGAATAACCAATTCGACCATCAGTAGGACTTGTAACGTCAACAACAACAGAGCCTGAACGAGCATATACATCAATGTATGGATCAGCAGTTAATGTTTGTCCTGAAATGTTTTGCCAACCCGAAGTATCAGGCGCATCAACAGTCAAACTGAATAAAGCTGTAGAGTTTCCAGATGTCCTAACCCATAGTGTTACTGTTGACAAAAATGTGCCGCCAGCAGCAAACCATACATAGTCAGCAGGGTTGTTGTCCAGTGTGGGCACTTCAGATGCTTGCAATCCAAAATATGTTTTTCCAGTTGGATCATTGCTAATGCCAGCGCCAGTTATTGAGTTTGCATAGCGAACCAACAAATATCGATAAGGTGATTGAATCAACAGTGGTACTGTTGAAACAATGCCTAAATCAGTGGTTGGAGCCAATGTGGCTACATCAATGTTAAGTACAGATCCTGGCGTGTATTTGATGTACCCAATAGGTTGTGATGTGGCTGGTATGAAAGAAATATTCCTGCCACCCCAGCAACGGTAATACAACTGATATGTTGTGCCAAATGCAAATGGCGACCATTCATACAAGCTTGGATCGGTTGGTGTTGATCCATCAGTTGTGGTGGCCACGCCATAGTAAGTGGCGTTTGTAATGACATCACCAAACCCAGTCGTTCCCACGCTATTGGTGGCAAACTTGACTGACATGTACTGATTGAAAACAGCAAATGGGTTGTCAAGATCGATGGAACGAACAGGAACTACTTGCCAATTTTGATTGGAATCTGGCGCTTCTTGCGAAACAGCAAAGTTGGCGTGACGGCCACCAGCGGTCACAACCCAAAGCACCTTGGTTGCGCCAAATCCACCAGTTACTTCAAACCATGTGTAAGCACCAGGATCTGTGCTTTCAGTAACTGTGTCAGTGTTGTACAAGCCAAAATATGTGCGGCTGTATGGGTTGTCGCTGAAATTCAATCCTGCTGGACTGTCGGCATATTTGACATCCAAATATCGATATTGGTATTGAAGTAAGTCGCCAGGAGTATTTGTGACAAAGCCAGTTGTAGGATTGTTGTTGACAACATAACTACCCGCAGGAGTCTGAGGAGACAAGTTGGCCAACAAATAGTTGACCGCCTCAGAAACTTCTGAAGGTGTTGGATTGCCGTCAATCAGAAAAGGCATTAGAACGCATCCTCAACAACTGTGGCCTGCCAGTTCATGGCCGTCATGTTCCATGTGTCAGTCGCATCATTTGACTGAACCTTAATTGAAACAGTGCGAACAGCTTGCTGTTGAGTTGTCACCCAAGGGTTATCTGTCACAACACTAACAATTCCTGTTTGACCATAAACAGCAGATTGCGCAGTGGAATTTGCGCCACCCAATGTGATGTTGATTGTTCCACTGCCAGCAATTTCAGGCAAAGCTCTGTGGATGTATGTTTTGCAAGAATATGGGACAGGCCCTTTTTCTGTTTGCAAGACCACGTTGTTTCGCTCAAACAAAGCTGGAATGGCTGAACCATTAAATGAATTGCCTTGGCCAGTCTGATTCAATTGAGAGTTGGCAACACCGCCAATACCATATGTGACGCACCTGGAAGCGTATTGAAAACTGCCGTTGTAAACAGGAGCTTCACATGCATTGCAAGCGCCAGCAACGTCTTTTGGCGCATTCCAGACATTCAAGTCATAGCGCCAGGACAACATCTTGTTGCACCAGCCAGTGCTGTTCAAATCGGGATAGTAAATCTCAATTTGATACTTTTGGGTGTTGTTGACCATGAACAGTCGATCTTGGTAGGTCGGACTGAGGTTGGCAAAGAAATAGTTTCGGACCTTTTGGTTGCCCAAGGAATTGAAGTTGGAGCCGTCAAATACCCAGATGTCACGGCTGTCGATGCCATAGACGTTTTGGTCGGTGTTGGCCCAACAGTTATTGTTCAGCAGACCACGGCCTTGGTTAAACAATCGAACACCAAAAATAGGGGCTGCGGTGCTTTGATAGGCAATTGGGCTGAACACAATCGTGTCCCAATATGAGCAAACGTAAAAGTTGCCGCCAAGGAAAAAACCATCGATTAAAGGTCCACGAACAGGCACTTCTTGTTCGTTGGCAATGTTGGTCAGGGTTGGCTCCCAAGTGGCTGGAACACCCGTATTAGCGAATGCCTGCGACCATCTGACGGTGGTTGGATAGTTGACCGTGATGCCAGAACCAAGATCTTCTGTCAGATTGCCTGCAATCAGAATATTGCCCACATTGGGGGCGCAGTAATTCCGCACAAAACCAGCACGGGTTGCATTCACCCCAGAACCATAGTTCCACACATAGTTGTCAGGCGCATGGTCGTAAAGTTGAATTTCTGTGTCTGTTGGGCGGTAATACATCGGAGGACGTAATGTGTCATTGATGAAAAACACGCCACCCACCCAAGAACTGGTGATGTTCAAATCATCGTTATAACCAGACAATGCAACAGAGGGGTTTGCTCCATAACCTGGGGTTATGTTGGTAATGCCAGTTGATGTGATTTGATACCAGCGACCTTCACGGGTTGCTGCAATGTAAACCCAAGTTGCTTCGGTCCTGAAGTTGCCATCCATGAAAATGACATGGCCAGGAATGGCTGACAGGATAAATTGCTCACCGTTGATCTTTTTCATGCCACGCACATCAGCTTCGACATTCAAACCGCTGTTGTATTCGTTTGGACCCAAAGCATTGCTAGGCACGTCTGGCGTAAAACTGAGATTGGTAAACGGAGTGCGTAAGCGGCTATAGTCGGACATGACAATCCCTTATTGATTTGGCTGATTATCTGCGGGTTCGGGTGTGTTGCCAAGCTCCAACCAGCGAAGGTATTCTTCAGCAGTAACCAAGCAAGATTCTTGTTTGCCGTCAGGCCATTCACGCCAGACAACTTGTGTAGTTTGCATGGGTTGCGCTGGTAAAAGTTTCCAAATAGGTTCACTCATAATTCACATCCAGTTGCAATAATTAATGCAGATGAAGAACTTGATAAAAGTCCTGTTGAATTTCCAACCACCAAAGTGCCAGGACTTATTCCAGTTAAACTAAGACCCATTGCACTTAAACTTGTTCCAGTTCCATAAATTGCTAATGTCCCATTTGCAGTAGCACTGTATGCTGCCGTAGAAGAAGCAAATGTTCCAGAAGTTGTTATTCCAGTTGCTAAAACTCTTGGTTGTACTGGATATGGTGCTAAAAATATTGCCGCTGAAGTTAAATATGCTTGTCCAGCAAAAGGAAAATTTTGATTAATACCAGAAGCACTCCATGCAGGACAATACCTCTGACACAAAGCCAACTCAGTACCATAAGGCCTGTAGTCAAAGCTCGTTGCTGTTGAGCCTTTCTCAAGCTGGACACCTGTGACGTAGAAAGTGGCTCCGTTTGTGCCAACTACTGATGTTGCGCCTGTGGCTGATAAGTAGTTAGCAGTTGACCACGAACCTGCTGTCCCAGAGTAAGTTGACCCAACTCCCAATCCAAAATTAACAAAAAGCCCGATACCATTTGTTATTGATTGTGCTGACGACCATGCGGTAGATGCCGTTGTGTCACCTGGAATCGTAATTGTGATGTAAGTCCATGTGTTTGCAGATGAAATCGTATATGTGAATGGATAACTTCTAACAGTGGATACAGCGTCGTATCCTCGTATAGAACCGCCAAATGTTCCTGTTAATGAACTGTATACCCAAAAAGAAAGCGTGACTGTTTTTGCGTTGGCAGTTCCAAATGCCATATCTGCCCAGTTGTAACCCTCGATTGCTTGGCGAAGTGTGAAAAAGTCGCCCGCGCCAAGAGAATAAGCAGAAGATGATTGAACCCCAAGATATTTGGTGAATCCTGTAGGTGGAGTGACTGAATTCAAATTTTGACCGCCAGTTGCTTTACTAGCCAAATTTGTTTCTATTACAAATCTGTCTGTTACGTAAAAATTGGTGTTTGCTGTACCACTTGCCCCCGCATTCCTTTGGTCAATCACCATTGCACCATTGATGATGCGGTTCTTGAAG